ATTTGATATTATTGAATCTCACGTGACGGCCACTGTCCATTACAAAATAGTACCCGCGCTTGTCTTTAAACAGTATGTAACTGGGGTTCCAATTACGGAGGTGTTCTTTTATTCCATTTTGTATCACGTAGTACCCGTTTTTGTCTCTTTTAATGGGTCTATTACGATTTAAAGTTCCATATGACATTTTTTAAACTATGGAGTGCACGCTAACGGCTCAATACATTCTCCGCTTCTTCTGGTGGTGCTTATGCCTTCTCGGGGGGCGCGACTCGTCTGAATCGCTGTCGGAATCAGAGTCGGGCTCGCTGTCTGGAATATCGAGCGCGGTCACGGACTTGCTCTTGGCGGGCGCCTCCTCGGTGTGAAGCAGGTACACGCCGTTTTCGTGAATGACCATGGTTGGGAAGGAGGTGCGAAGGGCAACCCAGCGCGTGGGCAGGCGCCTGATCTTTTCAAGATCCTTCTTGTCCGCGCCGGCGTAGCCACCAAGCAGGCGCGTAAGCTGCGTCATGGAGCAGCCGTGCGGGAAGACAATGTACATGTGCGCCTCACCCAAAAAAAGACGGGTCCTCTTATAATCTGTAAGGAGGTGGGAGCAAACAATTAAAGAGGAGGCGTTGTGGCGACCCGTGGTGGCCACCATATCAATCGTCTGCTGAAGGGCCCTGTGAATGTCCTTATTTCCCTTCTCAAAGCCTTCAATGTCGTCAAAAATGGTAAGCGACTCATCAAACTCCTTCAGGGGTGGTGGGTTGTTTGCCCACTGCTCGGCCTTGACGCGCTCAATAAATTCGCAAGCGTCGAGTGTGCGGTCCTCTGCCAGAAAGGAAAGGAGGCGTACCTTGCGCTTGGGATAGAGGCGGTGGTAGCGAATGGCAAAGTTGCGCGCCGCAAAGGACTTGCCGCTACCGCTCTTGCCGCCAATCATCACCACGTCGCGGCCCTCGGGGTCGTGGCTCGGCTCGACGGCAATGTGCTCGCCATTCTGGACAACCAACGGCGGCGTGCAAGTATTGCCCGGCTTTGAGTCGTCTACACACACCAAATCGCCGTCCCGCTTGCCGTCAGAGTAAATAATAGCTACGGCCTTTTTATCATCCGACTTTGCAGCGACGTCGTGTGATCCCGAGGGGCGGACAACAGAGAGCATCTTGTTTTGCACACGATGTTTGCCTACCGCCCGCCTCCCTGCATCAGCTCTGATGGGTCCGTTCAAATCAACACCAACAGCTATGACCAGGCTGACCTGAGCGTCGCTGGTGGTAACATCGTGGCGGGCCAGAATATTTCAGTGACTGGAAATACCGTTTCTACAACGAGCATCCTTACAAATGTTGATGCCGTGCAGTTTTTGGACAGTGCAAGCATCGAGTCAAATTCTGGGCAGCTTGTCTTGCATGGAACTGTAACTTCTGGGAATACGATTTTGCTGAACGCTAATACCCACACTCCTTCGCTCACTTTGGATAGTCCTGGTTTGACTGGAACACCTCCGTTTTATCGCCAGCTCGCTCAGCCCGGGGCGCTGGTAACACAGCCCATTATCCAGTTTCATGGTACAACAATTACGACCCCTAACCCTGCCGTAACACCTTACAACAGCCAGGTATTTACTTTCGCGAGTGCTCTTCCAACGCCACTCATCCCTTATTCGAGCGGTTCGAGTTACGGAGTTGTTCTTTCAGTGGCAGGGGGTGCAAACGTTGCTACCCCTGGTCTTAATGTATGGGCTACGCCCACTACTGCCGACAGTTTCACTATTTATTGGAATAACGCCGCTGCAAGTTCAGTATACAACATTGAGTTTATTCTCATTGGCACGTAAGCTTACTTGGTCCTGCGGTAGGCCTTCTTTACGGCGCGAAGGCTGGCCAGTGGGATGTACTCGGAGTCGTTGGAATCAGTGTCACTCTCACCAAAGTCCCACTCCTCGTCCGGCTCTGCGCGCATGATGTCTCCCCACGTAGGAGTCGGCAGCTCCTCCGGGGCCTTTGGCTCCTCGTCGTCGCAAACGTCGTTTCCCTCGTCCTCGTCACCCTCGCCCTCATCGCCACTGCTCTGGCCGTCCTCCGGGTTGAGCATTGTGCCAAAGGCCACGTCCACGTTCGCCGTCACGGTCGTCGTCTCCTCGGGTGGGTTGAAGATCATATTCTCCACGTAGTACACGTCACCATGCTGTGCCTTCCCCTCTTCGCCCTTGTGGTCCTCATCGAGCTTGGCCTCTGGCGCGTCTGTCACCAGCACGTAAAGGCGGCGAAGGGAAAAGAGAAAGAGCACGACGTTGACCCAGAGGAGCACGTCGATCACCACCTTGATCAGCTTGGAGACGTTGTCGTCCGCTGACGGTCCCTCCCACATCTCGCTGGCGTCCATCGTGTTTCCACGTCAGATACTAAGTCCTTCGTCGTCAATCGCGTCAGTCGACAAAATGGAGTGTGCTGACGAGGCAATGATTTACGGAGCCGAGTATGTGAAGAAGCAGCGCAACCGGGCGGAGCGCATTCACGCAGACCGCCTCTCCTTTTGGATCGATAAGATCCTGCCCTACATGTCCAGTGAGTTCTTCTCCAGCCTTATCTTGCCCAAGGACATCAGCAGCGGCAACCCTCTGAACGAAGCAGACACCAGGGGCCCTGTCCAGTTCCGCAAGTTTAAGTTTGAGAACGAGCCTGTCGCGGTCAACTTCGCTTTCAAGACGTCGCCCTACAGCGTCGAGCGGGACAGCGCCTTTTCTGTGTGCGTGGATGTGTCGCTGAACTCGGTCATGCACAAGGTTCTTGCACTCGACCTGAGCCCGCACCAGTGCTACAAGATCCACGAGACCGTTTTCCAGCTAGGGTGGACACTGCTCGTGAACGAGGACCGCAGCATCTTCCGCTTCATCCAGACGAGCCTCCTCAACACCATCGGCTACGCATCGAAGCAGGAGCGGGACTGGCTTATCGAGGGCTTTGCTCCGTGGCCGTTTTATGTGTAGGGGTAGTTTTGAAAGCATCTCCTCGTGTGCAATCAAGTCATCGTAAGCCCTGAGCAAGTGGCGAAGCACCCTATTCAGCATCTTGATGCGCGCGTGGGGTGCATTTTTCTTTGTAGCCCGCTGCATGGACGCAATCACCGTCTTAATCTCGTCCGAAATGGTTCCGTCTTCCACACAGTCCTCCGCGTACTGTCGCAGCATGTGCTCAGCCATGGCAAAGTCGGGTGTCATTTGCTCGGTGTGTGCGTAACAGATGGAATTTTCTTGTTACTAGCCCAGCAACCCTTGTGATGAAAGATTGCACCGTCGAGTGACGGGATGCAGCGTGGGCACACTCCAAACCAGTGGTGACGAGGTTCCGTTTCACCGCACGTATTGCAATTGTGGCAAAAGCGCTCCCCTTCTACCCACTCGGCATTTTCCGCGTTCATGCGGTCAAACTGCCTTTGAATGTGCTCGGTGGTCGGGGCTTTCTGGCCGTAATACTGCGCAAGCGTTGTATAATACCTCGCAAAATAAGCAGGAACTTCCTCTGTCATTATGAGCCGACCGACAAGTATGACGGATGCTGACCTCGGCGCAATCCTGCAGGCCTCTGATATGAAGCCCACTACACGCGCGTCCTACGTGCGTCAACTGCGTAGCGCGCGCCGCTTCGTAAATCAGTTCTCGTCAAAGCCCCTCTCCTTCGTCATTGCGCGCCCGACCAAGTTCGGCCCGCTGATGGCCAAGAACGCGCCCTACAACTCGCTGGCCGCCTACGTCACCGTCTTCATGACCCTGCTGCGCCGCGGCCGCGAGACGGGCCTCTGGAAGACGTCGCCCAAGCTGAGCGAGAAGTGGAACGTCCTGCTGCACTCGCTGCGCGCCAAGAGCCTCGAGCGCGTCGAGCAGAACGAGCCGACGGAGCGCGAGGAGAAGGCGCACATCCCGCTGTCCGAGTGGCAGAAAAAGGAGGCGGAGATGCGGTCGGAGGGTTCGCAGGAGCACCTCCTCGTCGCCTTCCACGCCCTCATCAAGCCTCTGCGCGGAGGCGACCTTGCCGCGGTGCGCATCGGCGGGGGCCCCGAGGAGGACGACAACTACCTGGACCTCTCAAAGAGGATGCTCACAATCTCGTCCCACAAGACGAGTTCTACGCACCCTTTCCTCGAGCGCATCATCCCGACCGACCTCATGAAGAGCATACGCGCATCGCTGGCGAAGGAGCCGCGCGACTACCTCTTCGAGAGCAGCTACGGCCATCCCTACACGCGCGACGGCTTTATCAAGTGGAAGCAGCGCGTCTTTCGCAAGATCTTTGGCAAGCCCGTCTCTACAAACAGCCTGCGCCACGCCTACATTTCCGAGATGGACCGCAACAAGATGTCGCTGCGCGCTTTGAAGGGGGAGGCAAAGGAAATGGGTCACTCGGTGTCTGAGCAGTCACGCTACGTTCGCCTTGCAAAGTAAGTTCGCTTCTTTTTCATAACCGGGCGCCGCTTAAGTCCGCGCCTTCCACTACCAACGGGGTCGGTGTCCTCAAAGACCTCGTTTACTGGGTCGTCGTCCTGATGAAGCGACTTATAGACAGTATACATTGGAGTATTAACATCAAAGCACCCACGATGGTGGGGTGCAGGTTGGTACGCAACCTCGGCGTCCGGGTTCAGTCCATTGCGATCGGGGCGGATGATTACCCACACCCCCGAACGCCCAATAAGTTCAGCCCTGCAAAGGTGAACCGGCCGATGTCCGGGATATGCCAAATCATAGAAATCGTACATTACCCCTCGCTCCAAATCACGGTATGTAAGCTTACGTCTCGCCATTAAAAATGGATTCCGATGGCGGGGCAAAAAAGCTGGAGCAATATACTATGACGGGTGACGATATCGCGCGCGTGCTGGGCAAGATCAAGATCACCAAGTACCCTGACCTTCCCAACCACACGATCGACTCTTTGTTTGACAGCAAGGGGCGCGCGGTCCTGCTTTTCCTTGTGCAGGGCCAGGACAGCGGTCACTGGATGTGTCTTATTCGGCGCAAAAACTCAATCGAAGTTTTCGACTCGTTCGGGGTGGCGATTGACGGCGAGCGTAGGTGGCTTTCAAAGGAAAAGCTGATGGAGTTTCGCGAGGCGGCTCCGATCCTTCACGACCTGCTTTCCGGCTATGAAAAGAGCGGCGGTCAGGTGATCCACAACACGCATAAGCTACAACGCGACGATACAAACACGTGTGGATCCCACGTGTGTTGCCGTTTGCTTCATAAAGACACACCGATTGACGCATACGCACAGCAGCTGAAGAGCAAGGGCGACCCGGACGCGTTCGTGGCGCAATACGTCGTCGGGTCGATCCTGCACAAGTAGCCGGCATCATGAAGCGCATGCGCGGCGGCGGTGACAATCAGGTCCTTGCACAGTATGGCGCTCTGGGTGACCAGATGGCAAATGACCTCAAGTCGAGCGGCCAGGTCGACTATGTGGACGACTCCATTCTCTACAACGCGACGGTGATTAACACACGCGATGACCCAATTGGCGGCGCGGGGCGGCCCGCCCAGTACCGCGACCAGCGCGACAAGGCCATCATCAACCACCCCGAGGGCTATGAGATGTCCATCCTTCGTCTAACGGTGGACACGACGACACTGCCCATTTTCCAGCCTCGCGCTGTGATTGGTCAGTGCGACCCGGACTTGCTTGATTACAAGGTCGGCTATCGCATGGATTACACGGGCCGCCCCGCCCCAGAAATGGGACTTATGACAGTCCCAAACCTGACGCCTGTTCCCATCACGTCGTCGAATAGCTCCCTGACGTTTATTGACATGTCCGGGTTTAGGTACTCAAATGTCATGCCATTTCCACCGGCAGGAGAATACAGCATTTCCATGTTTCTTGCCATTTGGAATTTCATCATCGCGCCGAATCAGTTGGAGGTGCGACTTGTTGACCCCTTTTATGCCGTGAGTGGTGGCAATGCTGCCATTGTACGCCCGCAGTTTGTCTTGGTGAACAACAGCCCTTATGATTTTTTTATTGATTTCTCGGGTGATGGTGCCAAGTACGACAAGCCGGCGGGTCTTTTTCTACCTGCGCCAAACCCGGCCACGATTGGCGCGCTGGCGACGGCGAATTTCCTCGGCGCTCCGACGCGCGCTTTTACGGTTTCATCCGTGTATGGCGCGACAAACTACATGACCTTCCCCAATGCTTTCAAGGTGGGTCCTGACGTTTCTTTTAGCCTTGCCTGTTTCAAGTCTCTGTATTGGGTCCCGGAGGACGATCTAGCTTCATACCCGGGCCCGCCCCTCAAGAAGCAGGATTACGGCGTGAGCTCTTCAAGCAATTATTACAACGCCTACACGATGGATCACGTGCTTGAAAAGATTGTCAATCCGGCCATTGAGAACGTTCTGTATACGGACTCTGACTTTACGCACGCGGACGCCTACTTTGGCGGTCAGATTCGGGGAGTTATTCCGTTTGCATTTGGTGGTGCATGGAGCTCGACTGGCTCTTACTCGTCGCCGACGCTTGTCAAGTATAGCTACATCGCAGTGTCTCAAGCTCCTTTCAGCATCATCACCAACACAATTTCTTCTGGAACAACGCTTTATATTCCAGCGACAAGCATCAACGCTTCAAACCCCCCTCCTGTTCCTGGTATGATTGTAACGGGTCCTACAGCCTTGTCCTCGTACACGACAGTGGTGTCCATTGCATCCACCCCCACCAATGGTTACTATGCAATCACACTTTCACAGGCCACTGTGTCTGGTGGTAGTACGGCAACATTTTTGAATCCCACTGTGGGGTACTTTTACACCCCAGGAACTTCGTCGACGCTGCCGCCCATCATCAACTCTTCACAGACAAGTGCTGGAACGCTGACTGTGGGGTGGTATGATGCGAACGTGCCCATGTCTGGCTTTTGCTTGCAGAGGCAGCTGCTGGCGTGCAGCCAGACACAGCAAATTCCGAACGTTGACAACGTGCAAAATTCTTCCATTTACGAGTGGAATTCCACAACGGCTGCGGCTGGAGCTTTTGTGCCTCTCTTTCCCACCATTTATCGTGGCCAGGCCTACGTGGCAAAAACTGTAATCATCAACAGTTCAGTTTCGCCTGATCTTGACTCGAATTCGTGGTTTCATGTGGGCCCGAATGCGTTTTCTAACTGGGATGTTCAGAAAACGTATCAGTGCGTATACGCGGACCAAGCCAACAACTCGTTTCCCATTACTACTGTGACGTATTTGGGGGTGGCGTATAATCTAACACAGGCAACATCTGTGGCTGGACAGGCTCCCGGAACAACGGTTCTTGAGTGGTCTTCTGTGCAGTCACCCGCAACTGATTCTGGAAGCGCCTACATAGCAGGGTGCTATTACAGGAAGAATGCAGTGCCGGTTGTGACGTACGCAAATTTGGCAATCGGACCCAACCCCGACGCTGGATGGACCACGGCGCTTCTGCCTTCACACCAGCTGGGTGCAAGTTACCATGATGTTTCTCAGCCAAGTGGCCAGTTTAGCTTTAGCATGGTGACAAATCCTCTTACTTTCCCGTATCGCCTCCGCATGATTTGCAACGGCAACCCTCACGGAAACCAGTTTATTTTTCGCGCCGATTCCTTGGCTGGTGCAGTGGGGGGTGGATCGTTTGGTGGAAATTTCGGACTTGAGCTTCCTCTTACATTCACAGTAACGGATTCGGGTACTATTTACGAAATTAATGCCGGTGATTTGGTTGAGTATGAGTATGTTTCCGCCACCACATACGCCGTCTACATCAATGGCACACTTAAGGAAGATGGGCCTTATGACAAAGGAGCAAGTTTTGATCCGTCTGTAAACACATGGGATGGAATTTACATATACAATGGCGCTACGCCGGACCCTGTTCCATTTCTCATTGGTCTCGCCACAGTAACCCCTGGGCAGACGGGTTCAACGACACTGTCCCTCAAAACCAACCAGACAACGCCACCGACAATTGACATCAACACGGCCCCGGCAACTTACGATGGAAATTTTGAGCTTGTGCAGGTGAAGCCTTTGGCGTATTCAGACACTACAGCCCATTCGCAATTCTACATTACGTCGTCTGCAAGCTATTTTACGTATAATACAGCATCAAATCTTTTTTCGATGCACTCGGATACGTACTCGTCGAGTGGCCGTTTCCGCGACGCGGACAAGGTTTCAGCGGCGGTGAATACAAAGCAGCTGTTTAACGGCTCCATCGATGCATTGGCCCAGTTTTCAGTGGACGGATACTCGGTCAATTACCAGACGTGGCCCTCGCTGCCAAAGGACCCCACCGATGACTCGCTCAAGCGAACGCTTGGAAATATCGTGTACGTTCCATGGAATGGCAAAAATGCCTTTACGTCGTCCGATGAACAGCTCACTTTCTTGAGTGACACGAACTTCAAGTCGCTCATCGACAACTTTCCGTGTGTCGCGGTAACACCCGAGGTGTATTCAACCATCTTTAATTCGCCCTCGTACACGGGAACCCTGACGGTGCCGCCGGTCGCATATGAGTGGGTGTCGGACTTTCCGTCGGAGCAGATTGTGTCTTCGGTCAGTTCAATTGCGTCTTTTCCAGACCGGTCCATTACGGTAAGTACTGTCCCGCAAAATTATTCGGATGTCGGCCTGCGCATCTTTTCGACCGAGTCGTCCTTTTACGTATATGAACAGGGCTATCCTTCAACGGCCACGTCTTGGTGTCCTGTTACCGCGATCGCCGTCACGACGGAGAGCATCCCGGTCATTTCCGAGATGGAGGGCAACCCGCTGGACCTGTCAAAGAGCGCGGGTGGATTCGTGATTGCGGACTCAAGTGCGCAGCGGAAGCCGATCATCACAGACTTTGCCGTGGCACAGACGAGCTGCTTTGGGTACCGTGGGCTCATCTACTACAGCCCGTCGGGTGAGTACAGGTTTTCGTCGCTGTCGAACCGCCAGATGACTCAGATTGACTTTAGCGTCTTCTGGCGCCATCGCATCACGGGTGATCTCATCCCCGTGCTGCTCAATGGAAACGGGGGCTATGCTTCAATCAAATTTCTTTTCAGGCCGAAGAAGAGTGTGGGGGCTATGGGTGGTGGCAAGTAGGGTGTTGAAAAGATAAGGAAGTTGCTTTCAAGCTAGCACACAACACGTTTGCCTCGCCCCTTTGCAAATTTGTAACTTTACCGAAAAAGCTGCACATAGTCGTTCTATACCCGAAAGTAGTGTATACCTCATCACACGACTTAATACTCCAAGGAGATGTCGGCCATCGAGAAGATCGCGGTCTATGACCCGCGCATTGTGCAGGATGCGCCGGCCTATGCCGTGCAGAAGGGTGCGCTGGCTGTGACGGTCTCGCCCTTCCAGGCCGTGTCCGCCACCACGTCGCAGCACACGTACCAGGTGCTCGTGCCGTCGCTGAACGTCTTCGTGGACCGCAAGGTGATGTGGCAGTCAACCGTCTACGTGCAGATGGACGCCTACTGGTCCGGTGACGTGAAGGCCAGCGCTAATGGCCCGAGCAGTGTGAATGTACCGAGCCAGCTTACGGAGGTGGCCGCTGGCTCGGCGGGCCCGCCTGTTGTTAACGCGTCGTGGGCCGGTGCGTCGGCGGCATCGTACCAGCAGATCCGCCCGGGTCGCGACTTCACGCTGCCCATGTTCCCCCTGCAGAGCCTGTGCACGAATATGACGGCTTCGATCAACGACTGTGTCGTGACGACGAACGGCGACACGCTGCGCGAGCAGATCCTGCTGACGGAGTCGCAGCGCAACCAGCAGCAGCGCACGACGCCGTCCAAGTACGACCGCTACGCCTGGAGCATTGACGACGTCAACGCCCTCAACGGCAACTTCAGCGCCTATGAGAACGCCTTCATGGGCCAGATCCCGAACGGCGCGTGGCCGATCACGTTCGTGGACGCCTCGGGTGAGGACGTGAGCCCCAACGGCCAGCAGGCCGTGAAGTACACGAACCTCACGGCGGGTGTCCTTTACCAGCCCGCGATCCCGTACACGACGCCGAACGCCGGTGAGGCCTACACTCAGTTTTACAACGGCGTCCCGGTGTGGTGCGGCGGCATGGATGTGACGAAGCCGCAGCGCATCTGCTTTAAGTTCACGGTGACGGAGCCGCTCGTCATGTCGCCGTTTATCTGGAATGACGCGCACGAGTTTTCGGAGGTGGGTCTTTATGGCTGCACGAACATGGCCTTCACGATGAACCTTCAGTCGACGCCGAGCGCCAACTCGCTCGTTTCGGCAACGCCGCAGTTCTATAGCGGCACTACGGGTCCGAAGACGCCGGCATGGTACGACAATATCAGCGCGCCGTACAACCCGATCGGCAACCTGATCCGCGCCTCTGGCGTGTCGACCCTCTTTTCCAGCGTCACGCTGGGCCGCCCGACGGGTGGCGCAACCAACACGGGCAACAACGCATTTGCCAACCCGCAGCTGCTCGTGTCCTTCCTGACGCCGGGCGTGGATGTCGACCTGCCGCTGTGCTCGAGCGTGCCGTACCACGAGTTCCCGCGCTACTACACGCAGCAGGCCTCGGTGGACTCCAGCGGCATCGTGCAGACGCAGACCATCACCCTCTCTTCGATTCCCGACATGATTATGGTTTTCGTAAAGCCGCAGGTCCGCGGCCAGACGCAGAACGAGACCTATGTCCCCATCCAGCGCGTCGGTGTCACGTTCGATAACTTTTCCAACCTGTGCTCCAACTTTAGCCAGCAGAACCTGTACAATTCGTCCGTCGCGGCTGGTCTCGAGATGGACTGGCACCAGTGGAAGGGCCACGCGGGTGCCCCCCTCCAGGTCACGCCGCCCCTGTCGCAGAATGCAACCTCGCCGGGTGGTGCTACCCTCGGCGGCGGCACGTACTTCCCGGTCCCCCAGACGGGTGCCATCCCGTTCGCATACCAGTTTGGCAAGGGCGGTGCAAAGACTGTGCAGCTCACGGGTGGCCCGCTGCTGCTGCGCATGGGCACGGACATCTCGCTGTCGCCTGGCCTGGCGCCGGGCTGCCTTGGTAACTACTCGATCCAGCTGGCGCTCACGCTCGACACGGCGCAGGGCTACTTTGCGTCGTCTGCCAACACGTCGAGCGGCTCGGGCGTTACGATCACGCTCATGGCCATCTCGTCTGGCTTCTTTGAGACGGTGCGTGGCCAGTCGGCCATCCGCAAGACGATCCTGAACAACACGGACGTGGAGGAGGCGCGCGCCTCCAAGGGCACCACGACGTCGCACCTGGCGCGCTTTGTGGGTGGCGCGAAGGGCAAGCTGAGCTCGGGCTCGTTCATGAATTTCGCCGCCAAGATGCACAAGAGCAAGGGCGGTGAGATGGGCGGCGCTCAGATGGGTGGCTCTTCTGCGTCGTCGTCCGGCCTGGGTGGCATGGGCGGCGCACGCAAGCGGGCCCACTACTGAGTGTCTCATACGCCATAGGATTGCAATTAACAATCCCTTTATTACTATTCGTAATTGTCTTAGCGGTTCAATAGAGTTTCACAGAATTGGAATTCCACTGCGCTTTCCCCGCTTCGAGCCCCCCTTTGCCTTTGAAACAACCCTCGTCCCATTCTCAAGGCGCGTGCCGTGAGACCCGCTAGACTGTTGCGTCGGCACAATATTCTCCATCTTAAAAAGCCTGCGCTTCTCCTGGAGAAGCGGCATCAAACCCCTGGACGAAAAGGCCTGCTTCTTGGCCCCACCCATGGGAACCTTTGCGTGAAACACTGCCGCCTTTCCAGCCCCCTTTACAGCCTCAGCCGTGGGCTTGTTGTGAAATGTGTAATTAAAGTGCGGTCCGGTCCAAATATCCTTGCCATACGCGCCAAGGAGTGGGTTGCCCTCACGCATGGCGCCCTTTTAAAAACACCGTCACTGGCCTTTCAAGAAGCAACTTTTTGAAGCGGGTATATTATTTGCAAAAGTCGGGCAAAATGGACACTCGGGGGCTGCCTGCTGGTGCTAGCGTAATGAAGAACGCAGTGAACAAGAAGTATGCAAACGCTTCAAAGTACTTTATTTCCCACCCCCAGGGACTCGACGGGCACCGAATCTCCGACAAGAGCGTCCCCCCAAAGATGCGGGGCATTTCAATGCGCCAGGCTGACTTTACTCTGTCGGGCGGCGGTCTTGGCGGTGCCGAGGAGACGCCGCAGAATGCACGGCCCGCGGGCGCCCTTCGCCACGCAGCGGCAAAGCGCAAGGCAAAGTTCGAGCCGGTCGGCCAGATTGGCTCGCGCCTCAAGCAGCTTTCAAAGATGGGGTTTGCCCAGGAGAAGCGCGGAAAGGATCTGCGCGACGCGGCCTTTTCCCAGTCGCGCTCCATGCCGTGGCCGACGACGGCTGGCGTGAACGAGGCCGGCGTCCCGAAGGCAAAGGCGGTGCGTGCGTCCCGTAAGAAGAGGCTTCACTTTGGTGACGTGGAGCGCATTCACTCTGGCACGAAGGATTCTTACGAGAAGATGATGGCACGCCGTCTGAAGCGCGAGCCCAAGGCACACTTTCTTAACCCGTACCACAACCGCAATCCTTACGCCCACGAGCGTCGGCCCCGTGACAACAAGGCCGGCTTCGTGGAACGCCTTGCTAAGCTGCTGTCTAAGAAGATGGCTCGCAACGAGGGCGCAATTGACGTTGACTAGGCCTTTTAAAAGCAAAGGAGTATTTTTTACTTTGTAAAAGATGGCGTTGCATACTGATTTCCACGAAACGCTGCGTGCACTTGCACGTCAGCAGTGTCAGCAGATTCAGAACCAGTATGACACCAGGGGAGAGCGACGTGTTGCGCAGCACATTGCCCTGGCAAACGCACGCAACCTCGGAAAGAGTCCTGTCGTAATTGAGCGCAGAAACTTTAGCTATGTCGAGCCTGTTCGCCAGCTTTCGGCTAAGCTAGATTACGGCTACCACCAGCCCCAGAATGCTGCGGCGCACTATGGCCGTGGCCAGCCGCCGACTCACCTCCAGAGCGGGCTGTGGCACCATGGCGCCGGCTGGGTTACTGCAGAGGACGACCGTGTCCTGCGCCAGTCGTTTTCGCGCACGATTGCCGCACAGGCCAAGACCACGTTCCGCGGAACCGAGGAGTCGGGCACCACCAACGCTACTTTTATTGGCGCAGAGGACGAGGATGTTGGCGAGGATATCATCAAGCACCTGCAGGACATGCGCAGCGAGGGTTCCGATGCAGACCCTCAGAAGTGGGTTGCAAAGCTCAACGAGGACGCAGAGCGCGTGCGCACCGTACAGTCCGCGACTCTCGACCCGAGCGAGCGTTCGGAGATCACGTCGCTTCTGCGCGATCTGCTGAACGAGAGCAAGTCGCCCGAGGTGAAGACGGCCCTTGTGAATCTTCAGAACGTTATTCGCAACGTGCGTCCGGCAGCTTCAAGCAGTGGCGGTCCTTCATCTTCTTCCTTTTCGGGTTTCTCCATGCCTTCTATGCCGTCGTCGTCAAAGCCCCCGCCTTCAACCCCGTCAGCCCGCCCTTCCTCTGGCAGCCCGCCGTCGATGCCACCCTCTGCACAGCGCTACACACCGAGCGGGTCCATGCCCGCGTCGGAGCCGTCTGGTCCCGGTGGTCCAGCAAGTCGCCCATTGTCGCTTCCAAGCGGCGCAACCCCCGCGAGCTCTTCTTCGTCGTCTTCCGAGGGCCCGGGTGGGGACACTACAGAGGCAGAGGGAGCCGAGGAAGAGGAGGAGCAGGACGAGGGACCCGGACGGTCAAACGCAGCGGCACAGGAGTCACCGCGTCGCCAGTCACCACCCTCGTTGGGTCAGGTTGCAAGGGGTCACGATGGCGGTGCACTTGGGCGCGCACAGGACGGAGTGCGTGGCAACCGCGAGGGACAGTTTCAGGCCCGTCTTGAGACTGGCCAGTATGACAACGAGGCTGCTGAAACGGGCAACGTATCCACAGACGAGGAAGGAATGGAGGGAGAAGACGATGAAATTACTGAAGCCGAGCTTAGCAGGTCAATGGAAGACGCCCAGGACCGGCCAATGGGCAGTCGCATGGGTGATGTACTTCAGAGTACGACAAAGGCAACCGATGGTGACGAGACGGAGCTGGAAGCTCCAACCGATACCGAAGGTGCTCCTACAGACGCTGAGGTGCCAACAGAGGCGGAAGATGCCAAGTCATCGGTTGATTCCGAGTCAGAGGAGGAGGGAGCCCCCGCGCCATCAAGGGAGGAAGCCCAGTCATACTTTGCGCAGAGAGGGCGCGCAAAGAAGAAGGAGAAGGATACTATGGGACCTGTCGAAAAGGCGTTTGTCAGGACTGTCAGCAGGGAGATGCTTGCGGCCGATGAGGCGCCTACCAACCCCGAGAGAAAGGAAGCTTATATGGACATTGTGCGGGCGTACTTTCCTCTTGCCGAAAAGAAGGCAAATAGGCTGTCTCCTCATTTGCTGCGTGAGTACATACGCTACACACTGCAAAAGAAACCTAGCCACTTGAAGAATCCCAAGATGGGTATGTACGGAGTGCTTGGAGGGCTTGGAAAGCCTCACGGAAAGGCGCGGTCGCGGTCTCGCTCGCGCAAGTAATTTATTAGTATAATTGCAACCTTTTAAATGCTTTAACGCCGCATCGCGCGAAGACGAGCCATGTGCGCCTTTGCAGCAGCAGAGCCCTTGCGAAGAGTCGGGTGCGGCCGACCCACACGCTTCGGGCGACCATACCCCACCGCCTTGGCGTAATCAGACATGCCCGGAACCACCGACTTTGCGGCATTGACAGCCTGGTGCGACCAACTGTTAGGGTCCGACTGCTCGCGCTTGACGCTGTTTACAAACGTAGGAAGATCCTTGGTGTCCTGCTGCACGTGCCATGCCCAATCCTTTGCCTTCTGGCCGACGCCAAGCGGGTCCCAATTAAAACCACCGCGCAGCTTGTGATGGGCCTTACGCTTCGGCGCCTTGCGCTTACCGTAACCCACCGCCTTGGCGTAATCAGACATGCCCGGAACCACCGACTTTGCGGCATTGACAGCCTGGTGCGACCAGCTGTTAGGGTCCGACTGCTCGCGCTTGACGCTGTTTACGAAAGTGGGAAGGTCCTTGGTGTCCTGCTGCACGTGCCACGCCCAGTCCTTTGCCTTCTGACCAACGCCAAGCGGGTCCCAGTTAAAGCCGCCGCGCATCTTTGAGTGGCGCTTAGTGGAGCCACGCGAGCTTGACTTAGGACCACACTGGCGCGCCATTTCGTTTCCTTTAACTGCGAAGTTTTAACTGTTTAGTGTGCAATTACACTTCTGGCTCTGTAAAATCCTCATCCAACTCCTTTGCATTTCGTGTCATTTTTGCTTGCTGTTCCGGTGAATAATTCTGAAACCGCTGCTTAATGTAGTCCCGCAAGTTGGAAGCAATAAACGTATCGTCCTTAATCTTAGTAACATACAAATCTCGAAGAAAAAGTTCATCGTCCCCGTAAACAACCGTATGGTGCGTCTTCTGTTTCAATTCATGTACCCAATGGTGAATTGCATCTTCCATTGAAAAAACCTTTCGCGCGTGTCCACCAACCCACCCACCAGCAAAAGGGCGCGGTCTGTCTTCGGGCCTTGGCCATGTGTACAGAGTAAAAAGCTTTCCGCTGTAAATCCACTTGTCAACTGTTTCTACCATAACCTCGTCAAATTTCTTGGTCCAAATGTAATGCGCGTCCATAGCAAGCCATGGCGTACCCGCGCGAAGAACATCATGAGCCATATAGCGCTGAAACATAAAAAAGGACCGAGGACGGTCTACTTTAATAACATGCGCTCCAAGCCGTTGCATAAGGGAAACGGTCTCATCAGGTGTAGAACTTGGAAAGAAAACCAAAACATCAAAACGCGCGCGAAGCATAGGCGTGTCGCTAATATGACGAACAAAAACAAAAGCCGCGTTGACATACACATCACCGGATGGAGCAATTGAGAGCCACACTCGAGTCATTTTGCCCGCCCGGAACAATCACAATCGGAAGTGTCTTATAAACAGCTCCCTCACATCACCCCGCCCCTCCGCATCCCGCATACAGCCGCGGGCGGCTGTATATAATACACTTCCGATTGTGAATGTTCTTGG